TTTTACTGGCTTGACCTGTCCGCAAGTATAACATTCTACCATACCGTTAGCGTCTGCGTAATACCAACGTATATACTTGCTAAATACCGCGTCTAGTTCTTTTTTAAGTTTTGCGTGCGTTTTAGCTTTTTTTGCCACTGCTTATTTTTTTTTTCTAGTCTATGCTGAAAGTATAAAGCAAGCCCTGTATACATTATAGCTAATATTAAAAGTATTTGTAAAACTATCATTAGTGTTCGTCTAAATATGTTCGTATTCTATCTCTTAAACCTTCTTCGTATCCAGGCACTAACATACTTTCTAGTTTTTGCGCTTCTACTTTTTTGTTATTTTTTTTTAATAAGTAAAGATCGTAATAAGCCATAGCTTCGCCTAGTAGTGCTTTAAGGTTGTCGCTGTCGTAGTCTATTGGGCTGTCGTTAATGTGCTTAACAATTAGTTTAAGTATTTTAATTGTTTCGATTTTTAATTGTCCTTTTTTCATTTTTTTAACTTTTTATATTTGTAAATTAAATAACTAGCTATAGGCGTGCCTGCTAATAAAGTTAGTAAGCTAGGGTGCGGCTCGCCGCATAATCCTGTAGCGTGTTTTAAAAATTCTATCATTTTATTTGCTTTGCTTTGTTTATAGTATTGCTTATTCGCTTTACGTTAGCTTCGTGCTGTTCGTAGTCAGTTATTAAGCCTTGCTGTCTTTTAAGCTGTGCCTGTTGCCTGTATTCCTTTAGCCATAGGTTAAAGTTTCTAACATTTACAAAGCCGCCGTTATCGCTGTGTCTTACACCCTGTTCAAAAGCAAAGGCTACTTCGTCCATAGTTAAGCAACTGTAGTTATTTATTAAGTCGTCATATAAAAGCTGTGCCATTATCACTACTTGCTGTGTATCAGGCTTTTGCCCTAGCATTAAGTAGCACTTGCTAACCAAGTCTACGCAATCAGTTTTTAGCTGCTTTTGGTCTTGGTTAAACCTATACCATATTTGCTTACTCTTATCCATTGTTTAAAATTTCAAATATATCTATTTGTTTTTGATTTACTTTTTTTGTTATTCCTAACACTGTTTCAAATATAGTTCGCCCAGCTTCATAATCTACTAAATTTCTTGCTATTTTATTTGTTGGCTGCTTACCTTTATACTGTCTAAAATCATAATCGTGAAAATCACACAATCTTTTTATTTCATTTTTACCTTGACATATTTGTATTTTTCTAGTAGTTAATATATTGGGTAAATTAAAATTAGTCCAATACAAATGCCTATGTCTTTTTTGTCCAGCTATTAAAGGCTCATAATAAGGGATAACATTTTCTACGACATACTTTCCTTTATATCTTGCATCTTCTCCTTTAGCAACCGTTTCTAATAAAATTATTTCTTCATATAGTTTCAGGTCAGGGTATTTAGTTTCTACTTTAGTATTCCAGCCTCTTGCTTTACTATGTGTAGGACAAGGGGGTGAACTCCAGATAAAATCAAATTCTTTATAGTTGTTTAGTAAGTATTCGTGCGCATCTGTTACTATTACTTTGTCTTTAATAAAACGCTCTTGATAAAGTTTAGCTAGTTCTCTATCTAGTTCTACTGCAGTTACCTCTATTTCTATACCAGCTTGTTCAGCTACTTCATCCCATTTATAACGGTTGCCACCTAAACAAGCATATAAGTTCAATATTTTTATTTTATCCATTGTTAACTATGTTTCTAGCTTCCTGCCAAGTGTCTAATATATTGTTTTTTTCTTTTTTATTATATTGCTTTTGTCGCTTTGCCCAGGTCTTTAAGCGCCTTGCTATATCAAAAGTTTTTTCTAGTTCGTAGCGTAGCTTTGTTTTGCTTCTGTTAGGCTCCGTCCAGTAGTCTATAAATTCTGCCTGCATTTCTGCGCTATAATCGTGTGTATATACTTCGTCGCTAAAACGTTTGTATACTGCTTCTAAATCGCGCTTCTTACGCTTTTCGTTTAGTTGGTAAGACTTATACTTTATAACAGTTACTAAACTGTTTTTAGTATTGCTATCTATTTGTATATAGCCTTGCTTCTTTAGCACTTGCATACGCTTATATACTGTGCTAGGCTTTAGCCGTAGTTCTTCGGCTGCGCTTACGCGTCCTGTTACAAACTGCCCTATATCTATTTTTCGACCGTAGACTATGTTAGGCGTAGTGTTTGCTTTTAATATACACCAAATAAAAACCTTTAGTAGTTCTGCGTCAGCAAATACGCCGTTATCTAAAATTTTGCGGTGTAGTTTTATATATCCTTGCATTTATAATTTATTTCTGTTTCCCATTGTTTAGGATCGTCAAAAGTATAAATTTCTTTTTTACGCATTTCTTTACGCCACCTGTCCTGTACAAATCTTTGCTTATATTCGTACTTGTCGCCGCGTAGGTGTTCGTTTTCCTGTTGTAACTTACAGCGTATACGCTTAATGTTATTTGCTGCAGATAGTTTTCCGTCTGCTATTAGTTGTAGCAAGTCTATAGCTAGCATTTTATCTAAAGATTCGTAGCCTAGTGCTTTAATTTCTACACTCCATACATTAGCTGTTAAGCGGTTGTCGTTATCGCGTAGGCTTTTGCTACGCTGTAGTAAGTCTAAAACTATTTCTTTTGTCTTCATCTATTTCTATTGTTTTAAGAACTTCTACTTTGCGTTCTAACAAGCTTTCTACGTTACGATCTATTTCATCTAGTATTTCTAAACGCTGTAGCTTAGATAACATACTAACGTCTTTAGCGCGCTTTCTGTATTCTTCTGTAGTGTAACTATATAACTGTATGTATTCTGGGTAGGTTTTAGGATATTCTAAAAAGTTTTCGTGCTTTTTACGGTAGTGATAGTAATTTGTACGGTGCTGCTTATAGTACCTTGCTAACATAGTAGGCGTTAAGCCGTTATCCATTAGTATATTACATACTATCATACGACCTAGTACTGTATCCTGTTTTCGGTGTTTTTCTTGTATGCTATCTACTTGTAAATATTCTTCTACTATACTATTAAGCCTTGTTATTTCTCTTTCTAAATTCATGACTTTAGTTCTTCTACTATTTCTTTAATACTATCTATTTGATCTAGCGTTATATATTCGCTAAAATAGTTACCGTTATAGTCAAACTCTATAAGTAGCTTGTCGTCTAAAGTATACGCTACACGCTCTGCTATAACGCCGCAAGCGTTTATAATAGCTTCTATTTCTGTTTCTGTTGGTAACTGCATAGCTACTTTATTTTCGTAGCTATCGCAATATCCTATATCGCTTCCTGCTCTCATAATTAAAACGGCATTTCTTGAGGTGCAGGCGTAGGTTTTTTGTCTTCTAGCACCCAAGTAGTAAACATATCTGCTAATTCTATTACTCTAGCTTCGTCGCCTCCGTTAGCTATTACAAAGTCAGTAGCGCACTTTAAGCTACTTTGTCTTACTATCGACTTTTCGCGGTTGTCGCCTTTTTTTACAGTAGCGTAGCCGCCTTGTTGAAAATTATTTACAGGTTTTACTTTAGGAAATTTGCCGTCTATAAATTCGTATTCAGTTTCTTGACCTACTACAAATTTGTTTTGATCTGCCGACTTACTGCTATACTCGCCGCTATCGCCATTCTCAAAAGCTATTTCGTGTTTATACATTATTCCGTACTTGCCTTCCCAAGTTCCATTCGCTTGCGCGCTAGTTACTTTACTAGTTTTAATCATTTTTTTATATAGTTAAAATTATTCCTAGCAAGTTACAAAGGTGTACTAGGATGCCACCTATAGCCAAGCCGACTACGGCTACAACTGTGTTAGTTTTAGTTTCGTTACTCATTTTCTTTAAGTTGTTGTAGCATTATTTCAGAGGTTACAAATGCTAGTTCTATGATCGCCATATGGTAAGCGTGCGCCCTGTCGTAATTCTTGTCTACGTACGCCTGTGTTTCGTGTGCTTTTATACGCGCTTTAGCTGCGTCTAGCACCTTTTCTACGTTACGCATATATACATGCGTTTCTTTTGTTTTAGCTACGCTAAAAATTTCTTGAATTTCTTTAAAATGGTTTTTCATTGCTTTGTTTTGTTTTTAGTCGTTTGTCGTTTCGTTAATCATTCGCTCTTTAGCAAATTCAATTCTTTTTAGTTGCTCATTAAGTTGCTTTTCAACTCTTGTTAGTTGAGACCAACTCAATGTGAAAAAATTGTAATCTCTGTAGTGGTTAGCAATTTTTGTTAGTGCGATTTTTACTTTAGTCATTGTTTTGTTTTTAGTGTGTTGCTTAGTTGCAAACACAGCGCAAACATATAAAGTTTTTTTTATTTATTCACAATAATTAACAAAAAAATTAACTTTACTAGATATATATACTACTTATATAATACTAAAATATTAGAGTATTATTCTTGTTTGTGTTATTTTGCTGTTATGGTTTTTGCGTATTGACCTTGTTATAAAGCCATTAAGATATTTATAGGTAGTGTGCCGTTGTTCTTTACTACAGCGCATCCTATTGCAGGCTTTTTACCTGCTTTAGCGTAAGCCATAGCATAGCTTTCATGATCTATTCCACAGCCTACTTGCATACCGTATATACGAAAGTTCTGCCCTACGTAGTGTTCGCAGTAAGCCTGTGTGTGTAAGTGTCCTTGTACTGTGTTTTGCATATCTGCCCTACACTTAGTTCTAGCCGTGCCTGCTTCGCCGTGTATATACTGCACGCCGTCTTTTACGTAACGCTCTGTAAAAGTCCATTTAGGTACTTCTAATACTTCTTTATAGCTTTTAATCCACTTACTAGGTATTGCGCTAGTTTGTGCCTTACGTGCTATTAGGCGGTCGTGATTTCCAATTAGTACAGTAGCTACAGGAAAAGCCTCGTACCAACGCGCTATACGCTTTATTGCTAATTCTAATTCGTCAGCGCCCGTTAAAAGTTCTACGGAATTACTTGTTTCGTGATAGCTAGCGTAGTGATTATCCACGATATCGCCTATGAATACTACTTCGTTGCAGCTATGTGTATGGTACTGCTCTATACAAAAATCTAGGTATTCGTCAAGGCTAAAAGGCTCGTGTAGGTCGCCTATTACTAGTATGTTATTTGTAGTGTGCTTACGATAATTTAGTAGTAAGGCTTCTTCGTCTGGCTTTAGTCTGTATCGATTATTTGCCATTCTTAACTTTTTCAAGTCCGCGACTTCCAAAGTATGCACCTATACAAGTAATTAAAACGATTTGTAATAGGTCTACAAAATTTTGTTTTACTTCAAAGTCAATAGTACCGCTATCTATAAATACCATAGCTACGGTAGATACTACAAGAAACGCTAAAACTAAAGGGCGTATATTCTTAGCTAGGTAGCTGTCGCTTTGCATATCTGCTACCCACCTTTTACTTACTTCCTGTTCTATAGTTTTAGTTAGGTCTACTTCTATTTTGCGTAATTCGTTTTTTAAGGTCTGCGCTTCTTCTTTGTTTGTTATAACTTCGTCTACTAAATTAGTTACACCACCGTTAAAAAGTTCTTTTATTATATTGCCTATTGGTAAAGCCATAATGCATTAGGTTTGTTAGGGTCGGTGTCGGCGTGGCAAAACGTTTTAGCTATACCTATCCTGGTAAAGCCTGCCTTTATTAAGCCTTGTACTACTGCGCTACGGTGTGCGCTGTTGTTTACTGCAATATCTACAGCACAGCCTTTTAAATGGCTACTGCCTACACGTCCGCCTACTTTAGTGTTATGTTCTACAGATCTATATCCGCTTGTTATTTTAAAAGGCACGCCTGCTATAGTTCGTGCTTCGTCTAGCTTATGTAAAAACGCTAAGTCCATTTTACCGCCTTGACATTTTGGTAAGCCGCTACCTATTTCGTCTGGGCTGTCAAATTCTTCAAAGTTAAAATATGTAAGCATTACTTTTTATCTTTGATAAATTCTAGTATAGTATCTATTTTGCTTTTGATATACTGCATATCTTTAGCGTTATTTTCGTGATATTTAGAAAACTGCCCTTTAACTTCGTATATACTAAATACAAAAAACTTATATAAAGCATAACAGCTACCTAACAACAAAACTAATGTTATACCGTATGTTTCTACTAATCTAAAAACTTCTTCCATTACAACTTGCAGTATTTACAATTACCAAAACATATTTTTTTAAATGTAGCGTAGTATAACAAAATACATACTATTGCTTTTACTTTATCTATCATTTTTGCAACTTTTAATTGTAGCTATTTCTATTTCTAATTCTACTATACGTTTTTGACTTTCGTTAAGTATCTTTATCTTTTTGTCTAGCCTATTATTTAACACTATTAGGTCTTCTTCTAGCTGTGCTATTTGACTATACGCTACACCCATAGTAAAAATTATTCCTACTATCCAAATTATATTACCTACGTTTAGCGTTAAGTCCTTTTGTATCATCTGCCCTGCCCTCGATACTTTTTCTTGTAACCTTTTTGCCCTTTGCTTGCGTTTTTGTTATGCTTTCTACGCTTGTTTTTAGGCTTTGTTATAAAACTACTTACTACCTTTCTTGCCATTTTTATATGTTATATACCTATCTACAGTATATATAATAGATACTGACAGTAAAACTATTTGTAGTATTTGTTCTACTGTAGTAAACGAAATAAACAGCGATACACTATTAAGTCCTAGTACGTCTGCGTTTTGTTGTAGTAGGTTTTTCATTTTTAGATTTGTCTAAATATGTTTTTAATTTTTCTACGTTTTTTTGTTTTGGCTTATACTTCATTAGTAGCCTATTTCGTTAGCCTTAAAAAAGTTTCTAAGCGTTAGACCTCTGTACTCTTTTCCTTGTATACCTTCTTGTAAATTTATGCCGCTAAAGTATGCTTCTTTTGTAGGGCTAAGATCTGCGCCTGTATTGCTTGTATATTCTGGGTACTTGTCGTGATTATTTCTTAGCCACTCTACTAGGCGTTCTGCGTAGTATTCTGCAGTATTTAACACTATACCGCGTAAGTATTTTAAGTCCTCTAAACTTGCTGCAGTTGACTGCTCGCTAATTTTACGTACCAGGTCTTTATTCATTATTTTATAAGACAAAAACGGCAAGCACTCGTATAAGCTATAGTGTATTAAACAAGGCTGTACGTATTTGTCTATAAGGTCTTCGTAGTCTTGGTTAGCTACGTTTTGCATAGTACCTGCAGTTATAAGGCTAGCTAACTTGTCGTATAAGTCAGTGCCTAGCAGTTGGTGTATATGTATATCCTGCGCTACCTTTATGTATGGTAGCAGTAGTTCTGCGTCTACGTTACCGTTTATAGTAGTAGACTTTTTTATAGTGTCTTCGCTTATAAATAATACTGCCATAGTCTAATTATTCTTGGTAGCCCTTGCCTACTTGTTTATTTTTTTTACTTGCTATATTTTCGTCTGCGTCTTTCACTGGTATTCTAACACCGTCTGCCGAAGCCGTTGTTACGCTCTTATAGTTTTCTTCTAAATTAGGTAGCCTGTCGCCGCGCTCGTATACTTTACCGTCTATTACTACGCGTCCTTTAGCAGTCCTTAGTACATACGTTCTACGTTTCCAAGTGTGGCGGCAGTTAAAACGTCCTTTAAACTTAAAAATATCGTAGAAGCCGAAATCGCCGTTTGCTTTTTGGCTACTCATTTTACTAATATCTTCGCGTCTAAATATGCTGTTAGCGTGTGCTGTTACCATATGGCGGCAAAAGTCGCGACTACCTTCTACTACTGTAAGCGGTCTATATACGTAACGTATCTTAAAAAACTTACCGTCTGCACGTCTTGACTTACTACCTACGCCTGTAGGGTTTATAGCAGCGGTGTTGGCGGCAAAATCGTAGTTACCCTCGTCTTCGTCTACGTCTTCTTCTTCTA